CAGGAACAGCGATTTGCTTACCTTGTCCAGTTATATTGTATGTAGTAACAAGTGGTCTCATTACAGAAGTTTCTTGAAACGTAAAAATCGCTTCTTGAATAATCTCTGTATATAGTTCTGAAACCGTTGAACTAGTTGTTTCGTTTGCCATTTTATTTACCTATTAGTTAATTGTTAATTGTTAATTTAGGATTTAGTTTAAACCCACCTCTAGCTTTACGCATTTCTGCATAAACTTTTCTATCAGCAGGATTATTCAAATCCAAGTCGCCTATTGTTCTGGGTTTTTGGCTATTACCACCGATAGCACTCTGGCTTCCTGTACCAGACAGAGACCCTTGACGGAAATGTGGGTTACTATCTAAAAATTCTTTAACTCTTTCTTCAATCGTTAAAGGTTGTCCTTTTGAGTTATATCTTGGATTTCCATTATTATCAAGTATTTCTGTTCTACCATCATCAGTTACTTGTATTTCAGATTTTAGTAATGAAACAACTTGTTCTGGGTTAATAGCTTTATTAACAGATGCAACAGATAGAATAGATTTATCAACTTTTTCTTTTTTGATTTCATCTCTAAATCTTTGTAGTTCTTGATCTTTTTCTGCTAATCGTTCTTGCATAATCTTTTCAAGTTCTTGTTTAGATTTAGCTTCTTCTAATTGCTTTTGTTTAATCAATTCAGATTTTTGTTGTTCTTCTTCCTGAATTTTCTTTTCATACTTTCTTCTTTCAGCCATTATTCTTTGTTCAATAATGTTGTTAAGCTGATCTTGTGTGAAAGTTTTGCTTTCGGTTTTAGTTTCTGATTCTGTATTTTCTACAGCTTCAGTATTTTCATTTTGTTTTACTTGTTCTTCGGACATTGTTTTCTCCTATATTATATTATTAGTTCGCCTTTGCTGTCATACCAATCGGGATTGACATAAGACCATTGATGACGACAATTATAACCACCTCGAACTAATAAAGGGTCGCCAGATTTTTTACCTGACCAACTTCTACTAGCCCAGATTTGTTTGACTTCATCAACTGTGAAAAGTCCACTTTTCCTTTTGTTATATACTCCATTTATCATATTTCTGCAAATCTCTCTTGTTGTAGGTATTACATCTCCATAATATTTAACATAAGTTAAACCAGCATCACTTGCTTTGTTAAAGTTTAATGTTGCATCAAAATCTCTTAATGAGTCATTTAGTATCTGACCAGCATATCGTTTCATATTTTCTCCAGCCCGATCTGTTGCAAACTTAGATTGTAATGTTTGGATAGCTTTATTAACTTGGTCTTTTTTAGATGCTTTAAACTTATTATCATTAACAAAATCAATTAATTTCTGTGCTTCTCGGTCATCTGAACTAGCATAAATACCATTGATTGATTGTCTTAATTCCTTTTCAAGATCAGCAAATGTATTCCCGACTAAAGTATTTTGATAAACTTTTTCCGATAGTTCTCTTGTAAATCTATTTGATACATCTTTGAATTGAGTAAAATATTGTTGTTTTAAATTTTGAACTAATGCTAAATCGCCTTTAGTGAGTTCTTGAAACTCTACTGGTATATTACCTATTCTTTTAAATGCTCGTTCAATTCTTTTAGCTTGTTTATTAAAACCCTCTCTAACAACTTGATCTGCAAAGGGTAAGTAATTTTGATCTAATATAGATTTAATCTTAGGTCTTATTGCAATAGCTGATTGTAATTGAATTAATTTACCATCAGGTGTTCTTGGTAAATCTGTATCTGCAATATTAACGATTTCTCGTTCTATTCTATCAAGTGTTTGGGTAAGATTTTTGTAATATTCTATTTCGGCTTGTTCAATGCCTTTAATTCGATACTCGGTTAATTCTTGAATTATATCTGCCATTCATTAAATTTGTTCTTCCTCTACTTCTTCTTCTATTTGAGGTGCTTGAACTTCCTCTTGTGTAAATTGACCTAGTTCTGCTTGTTGATCTATTTCTTCATTTGCTTGTGAAATCTTATCATCATCTTCAATAACAGATTTAATAATTTCTTTATCAACTTCTTTGTTGAATGTTGGCGATTGGATATTCATAGCTTTTGCCATTTGATAGAATTGTAAATCAGATGCGTAATCTCTAATGTTGAAACTGTCAGGATAATTAATCACACCATCAAATGTAGTATCTTGGAACTCAGCATATAGTTTAAATAATTGTTCTTCAGCTAATTCTAAGTTATCAGCTTTTTCAGATAGTCTTGCATTTAATAATTCAAATTCAGTTTGTAGAGCAATACCAGATGATATTTGTTTTTGTGTTGTTCTAATTGCATCTGTGTGTGCTATTCTATTGATAGCTTGAACTTTGTTATTAATTGAATCCATAATAGATTGTAAGTTCTGACCAGATGGTTGTAGTAAATATGGTTTTAAGTTTGGCTCAATTTCTTCTGGCATTTCAATAATAGCACCAGCACCAGCACTTGCATTTACTGATGGAGTTTTAACTAATGATGGGTGGTTAGATAATCTGATTAATTGTTCCATTTCAGAGTATTCATTGTAAATAGCTTTTTGAAGATCAGCAATATCGGTTAAGTCCGATAGACCAATTCCTCTTTTGTGTGACTTTGAATTGTATAAAATAACTGCTGGTATTTTGCCTATCGGGTTATCGGCAGTATCCATCACTCTTGGATTGTCTCCAAATCTTTCAACATATACTATCTCGATTTTTTCTGGTGTCCAAATTTTAAAATATGTACCACCCATTTTATCTACTTCTTCTCTAATTTTTAAATAGTCCAAAGCATATCTTCCGTTAGGTTGTCTTGTGTAATTCCAATCAAATACATTTTCAGGAGTAATGATTGATAAGTATGGTCTTATATCTCCCTCTATTTCTTCTGCTCTAGTTCTTGTTTGAACTGCTGGTTTATCTAAAATTAAAAATGTATGACCATAAATAGACGCATAGTTTTGAGCCTGTTTCATTACAGTATTAAAATTGTTTCCGTCTAAGTCAGCATCTTTTAAGAATCGTTCTAAACTAGGGTCATTTTCTAACTCGCCAAAATTTCTACTAGCTTTGACTCTGAATAAATATGATGAATAAATTTCTACAATATTTTTACAATGATTGTCTAATGGAGTGTTATTAAGTCTTTGATGAAATTCGTTATCAAGTTCTAAATTATATCTGTTTAGATATTGACCTACTTGGTAATCATGTCCACCATTATAAGAACGAATATAGAACTCCCAATGAGCATAATTTTGTTCGTAATCTTTATGAGTGTCTAAAATTTCGTCTCGTGAATATGCCATAATTTATTTCATTGTCCATCTTATAGGGTTAGAACTTGGCATCTGAGTGACTAATGGTTTTATGTAATCAATCATATAACCCAAAGCATCATTCATATGGTCAAATCCGTCTTCCTTATTAGGAATATTAGTATCTTCCTTATAAGTTTGCCTAGTAAGTCCTTTTATAACAATTTTACACGAATTGGAAACAAAAATATATCTTTTGCCGTTAGAGTCTTTAAGTTTTGAGTTCACGGCATTGATACGATCTCTTACTGCTGGGTGTCTATGCTTAACCTTAACTTCAAATCCAGCATTTTGTAAAATAGATAAATCAGTTCTTCCACCAGCAGATGTTTTTCTTTGTCTTGAAGCTGGGTCAGGATAAATAAATATTTTCATACGACTACCATATCTATCTTTTAGTTCTTGGCACATTTCATCAGTATTTGACCCATAAATTACTACTTCATCAACAATATAAATCTTTTCTTTTTCAATTTGAGCAACACAAGCTGACATAGGCGAGACATTGAAATCCATCCCAATGTGTAATGGTTTAGTCCAATCTATTTGTCTTTGAACAACAGATTCTACAGGGTGGAAATTATAATAAATACTTCCAGCATAGTTTTCAAATGTACCCTCAAACTCTTGTCTAAATGTTCTTTGGTCTAAGTCTTGTTTAGCTTGTTCAACTTCGCTTTTAGCAACCATACCACCTTGTATTGTAGTAAATTGGAATGACTCCCATTCTTTGTCTTGTTTGCCTTTAAGATACATTTCATAAGACCAGTTACCATAACCTTTAGGAGTTCCACACATTAGTACATGCCCGAGACGATCTGAAATAGAGGCTCTCAAAACCTCAAACCATGTTCGCTTATCTATATCTGCAAACTCGTCTAAGATTAAAAAGTCTAATCCTGTACCTCTAAGTGAATCATAATTATCAGCACCTTTTAATGAGATTGTACTATTCGATTGTCTTATCGTAATAGTCATTGTTGTTTCGTTGATGTCTTCTATCCAATTAAATTGATTAAGCATTTCTTTTAATGCTGACCAACAGATGTCTTTAGCCATTTTGAAAGTAGGTGCTACATACCAGATTCTTTTGTTTGGCTGACTAGCATACTTCATCATTTCGGTAACAGCTAAATAAGTTTTACCAAATCTACGACCTGATATAAGAACTCTAAACCTAGCTTTACTTGATGATACTTTAAGTTGGGGTTTTGTTAGAGTTATCTTCATTACAGAAATAAGATATATATAATTTTTCTTTGTTTAAAAGTTCTTCTTGTCTTTTAGCAAATGCAATAGTGAGTTCACTACCAGCTACGACACATTCTGTCCATGTGTTATAAGATGGCTTTACAACAGTTGGGTTATTACAAAATCCTGTGATTGCTGAACATATTGAGAATACTAATAATGTTTTCATTTATTCTTTCGTTTAGACTTCTTACCTGTAGCCCAATGTATAAGTTTATAACAAATCCTAACTAAATAGATATAAAATAAATCGTACATTGTTATGCTCATAAATTACTTATTACTGTTAATATAATTATAGACTCGACCAATAGCCTTATCTATTCCAAATAGTTCGCCTTTAATATAATTTGTATCTTCTTTTAAATCTACAATAGAAATCAAAACCCAAGTGCATAATCCAAATAAAGCACTACCTAAGAATCCTACAATCCATTTAAAATCAATATTCATTATACAACTTTGCCTTTGTTAATACCTTTTTTAATTACATATTTTTGAGTACCATTAGCACCATAATTAACTTCTTTTTTTAATTTTCTAAATAGTTCCATCTCTTTGTGTTTTTTAATACTTTGTTCAGTAAATCTATCCAATGCTTTAGTGTCTCTCATACGATACCACTCCAATCTTCAGGCTTATCTTTTTTCTTTCTTTTTTTCTTAGGCTTTACAAACTGTTTATCTACCCAAAAAAACCATGAGTCTATCCAGCCAAAGAATGTATATAACCATCTGTCAATCATACCTTAAATCCTTTTTGCCATGATTTAACTGCCCAATAAACAGGAGTTGT